CAAACTGACCGCTATGCGATTTATAACGGCGATACTTGCGAGGTCATCACGGCGATCCCGTCAGATAGTATCGGGCTTTCTGTGTACTCCCCGCCCTTTTCGAGCCTGTATACATACTCAAATAGCGATAGAGACCTCGGAAACAGTAAAAACGATGAGGAGTTCTTTACTCACTTTGAGTTTATCGTCAAAGAGCTTTACAGGATTTTGATGCCGGGGCGCATTATGGCGGTTCATTGTATGAACCTACCCACATCCAAAGAACGTGACGGGTATATCGGCATAAAGGATTTTAGGGGCGATTTGATAAGGCTTTTTCAATCCGTAGGGTTTATCTATCACTCCGAAACGTGCATCTGGAAAAACCCCGTAACGGCTATGCAGAGAACAAAAGCCCTCGGACTGCTCCACAAACAGATAAAAAAAGATGCTTGCATGAACCGCATGGGCATCCCTGATTATGTGGTATTCATGCGAAAGCCCGGAGAGAACCCGGAGCGGGTAAGCAACACCAATGAAACATTCCCGGTTGGCTTGTGGCAAGACTACGCATCGCCCATTTGGGATGAGTACAACTCGCCTGTTTGGTGGGATATAAACCAGAGCAACACCCTCAATCGGATGTTTTCTGACGAGGAAAGCGAAAGGCATATATGCCCATTGCAGTTAGATGTGATAGAGCGTTGCGTGAAAATGTACTCCAAAGAGGGCGATACGGTTTTCACTCCGTTTATGGGTATCGGCTCGGAAGTCTATCAGGCGGTCAAGATGGGGCGCAAGGGCATCGGGATCGAGTTAAAACGTGAATACTTCTTACAGGCCAAAAAGAATATGCAAACGCTCGATGATGCTGACAAGCAAATCACTCTGTTTGATTACATCAGCAACCTAACAACGTAGGGGGCGAGGTATGAAAAGCATTATTCCAGACGATGACGAGTTTTGTTATCTCTGCAAAAAGGTACGCCTGATGAACCCCGGCACGGATGTTCACCATTGCCTGATGGGAAACAAGAGGAAACTTGCCGATGCTGACGGGCTGACAGTTCACCTTTGCCACGATCACCACATGATGCTCCATCAAAAAGGCTTACACCGTGACGAGCTGATACGGCTTGCACAAATCACCTATATGGAGCATTACGGCAAGACCAAAAAGGATTTCATAAACAGGTACGGCAAAAACTACCTGTAAGAAAGGATGTGATGCCGATGGACTAGAGAGGCATGGTCAACGGCAAAGCGAGGGATTGATATATCACGGATGCCTCCCCGCCTACCTCACGGGCGGGGGATGCCTCTAAAGGAGCGAGGAAATGAGGGAGCAGATTACATACGAAATCAGCAAAGAGGATTTTGAAAAGGCACGCCACAACGGAGCGTATAGCCTTATCGGTGAAGAAGTAAAGAAAAACTATCTTGTCACCAATGCAAGCGTGGCAAGTGCTGACGGCAAGTATTATCTCACGTTCTGGCGTGGGTTTATGTTCGGAAAGAGGGGGAAATGAGACACTACGGAGACATTACAAAGCTCAACGGTGCGGAGTTGCCCGTTGTGGATATTATATGCGGCGGCTCACCCTGTCAGGACTTATCCGTGGCGGGCAAGCGAGAGGGTCTTGCCGGGGCTAGGTCAGGTCTGTTCATGGAACAGATACGAGTAATAAAGGAGATGCGAGAACATGACAAAGCAAATCGAGGGGCAAATGAGTATATTCGACCTCGCTACATGGTCTGGGAAAACGTACCCGGAGCGTTCAGTAGTAACAAAGGCGAGGACTTCCGAGCCGTCCTTGAAGAAACGGCAAGGATCGCAGATAAAAACGCCGTTATTCCTCGACCTACGGGGGGGTGGACTCCGAGCGGTTGCATCATGGGAAACGGATGGAGCATCGCTTGGCGTTTACATGATGCACAGTTTTGGGGAGTACCCCAGAGAAGAAAACGTATCTCGCTTGTCGCAGATTTTGGAGGAGAAACCGCACCCGAAATACTGTTTGAGCGCAAGAGCTTGTCAGGGGATATTGAACCGGGCAGAGAAGAAAGGGAAAGCACTTCCTCAAATGTTACGGGATGCCCTGATAAAGCAGATAGTTACACTCTCAAAATCCGAGGGGGGGTGGAAGTAGATAGTGCCGGGAAGAAAGCGGGCAAAGGCGCACTCATCCAGACAGAATTATCTGCAACGCTTGGCGTAAGTCAAGACCAAACACTTATCACGATAGGACATGATGAGAGGTCATCGCAATTCACGGATGATGAGATAACAGACCCACTCACCGCATCCGATTATAAATCACCCCCCCGAGTTGCGATGTTGAGAACATAGGTTTTATGGATGCCTACCAACATTACGGTTACAGGGAAAGTGACAAGTGCGGCACACTTACCGCCGGGCAGAATGACGGCGTGAGAGGTGACACGCCTTTCGTGATTGGCTACCGCAAGTCAGATTATGGGAGTTATACGGATGATACCGCATCCGCAACCCTCAAAAATAGCGGTGGAGATTACGGGGGGTAGTGAGTCACTAATAGTAAGGGGCAAAGAATGATTTTTCGGAAGAAAGGCCACCCTCAAACATCAGGGGGGGTACAGAAATGGGAGCGATGCGAGGTGAGTGATACTTTGAACGTATTTGACAACACGGATGTCCGGACACCGACCCTGATATTAGAGGGGAACGGTAGCCGAGAGAGTCACAAGGGCAACGGATATGCAGAGAGTGACACCATGTATACCCTAAACACCGTAGAACGCCACGGAGTAGCACAGGTATATGATGCAAGCCGTAGACACGATTATCAGCCTTTTGGTGATGTATGCGAGACCGTACAAGCTCACTACGGCACGGGGGGGTGTAACGTGCCTATGGTGGAAAATGAAATGATCGTAAGACGGCTCACGCCGTTGGAGTGTGAGAGATTACAGGGTTACCCGGACGGATGGACGAACATAGGCGAGTGGGTTGATAGCAAAGGCAAAACGCACAAGGATGCAGACTCACCTAGATATAAGGCACTCGGCAACTCGATTGCATTGCCGTTCTGGGAGTGGATGGCTAGGCGCATGGTGAGCCACCTTGACACGGATAAGCCCACAATGGCGAGTCTGTTTGATGGCATCGGTGGGTTTCCACTTGTATATAGCCGATGTGGTTGTACGCCTGTATGGGCGAGTGAAATTGAGGAATTTCCGATTGCGGTGACAAAGATAAGGTTTCCAGAGGAGGAAAAACAAGATGGAAGTTGAACTTTTTAGAAAAGTTATGGATGAGTGGGCGTATTGGGGGCATTACAACCTTGAAAACGAGAGCGAGTTAAACGCATATACAGAGGCGGTGTGGCAGTTCGCTTGCAACGGCTACCGAGTAAAGGCGGTGCGAGTTGAACAGTAAGGTAAAAGGTTCAAACGGAGAACGAGAGGTGGCAAACATCCTAAAAGAGCATGGTTACCTCGCCCACAGGGGCATCCAATACGATCCCGCACGTTTTGAGGCAGATGTTGAGGGGCTACCTGGCATCCATATCGAGGTCAAGCGGGTGGAAAAGCTGAACATCTACGAGGCTATGAAACAATCGGAGCGTGATGCCAAAGAGGGCGAAATGCCTACCGTGATGCACCGCCGAAACCGGGATGAATGGAAAGTAACAATGCTACTGACGGACTTTTTAGAGCTTTACAAGGCATGGGGGAACAACAATGGAAATGACAGTTGATGAGATTTTGAGGGAATACCGCACCGCCAAGGACAAGCGCAAGGCAATCGGCATCATTGCAGAACTGAATGACGAACCCACATGGCGCATCCGGGATATTTTGGAGAACAACGGCATCAAGACAGGGCATAGGCGGGTTGTAAGGCAGAAACGGACGGATTTTGAGTTGCTCGACTATCTGGATGAGCAAATCAGGAAGAACGAACACTATCACGCAACCTTGGTAAGCCGTTATGAGAAAGTGGCGGCAAGGGTGCAGAGAGGAAAGGCGAGGAAATGACAAGAGCAGAGTTGAACGCTATTAAGGCTCGGATGTATGACCAAGTATTAAAAGAAGTCAACAACGACATAAGCGATCAGGGCTTGCGTGAACTGTTAGGCACGCAAAGCTATGCGGTTATGTTATTAAATCAGGTCATGGAAGAACAGGCAGAAATGGCAAAACAGGCGGGGTATTGAAATGGCAGAAAGACGGATGTTCACCAAAAAGGTGACAGATGATGATAATTTTTTGAGCCTGTCGGCATCCGCACAGGCGTTATACCTCCACCTTTCCATGAGTGCTGATGATGATGGCTTTTGCAATCAGGTAAATATATCAATGTTTAAGGCTCACGCAAGCGTGGCAGACCTTGAGGCGTTGTTATCCAAGCGGTATCTGTATCAGTTTGAAAACGGCGTGATCGTCATTAAACATTGGCGCATGGCAAACGCACTCCGAAAGGACAGATACACCCCTACGGCATTTCAAGAGGAATTAAGCAGACTCGATGTCAAGGAAAATGGGGCATATACGTTGACGGTTGCTAATGGGTTGCCGGATGGTTGCCAAGTGGTTGCCGAACGGTTGCCACAGGATAGGTTAGGTAAGGATAGGAAAGGTAAGGATAGGTTAGGTGAGGATAGGGTAGGTGAGAGTAAACCCCCTCGCCCCCAGAAAGACCCCTATGGCACATACGGCAATGTAAAACTTACCCAAGAGGAATTTGACAGGTTGTGTACTGACTACGGAGAACAGGAAACCACCAAAGCGATCAACTACCTTGACGAATACATTGAGGAAAAGGGGTATAAATCCAAATCTCACAATCTGGCTATCAGGCGTTGGGTATTTGATGCCGTAAAGGAACGGCAACGGAAAAAGCCACAAGAGCAGAACAAGGGTGTTGATGCTTGGGCAGAGGCACTCAAACGAGTTGAGGAAAGGAGAGGCGCACAATGACAACGGCAGAGGTAGCACGGTTATTAGCGGTCATGGCATCCATCTATCAGAATTTCCACCCGGTATCAATGGAGGATGCAATCGAGGCTTGGCACATGGTACTCGCAGATTATGACAATGCGACAATCACAAAGGCATTGAGAACCTATATGACAACTGATTGTCAGTTCGCCCCTACACCGGGGCAACTGATACAGATTGCAACGCCAAAAGCTGAAATGCTCAACGAGATGCAAGCGTGGGCGTTGGTCAGAAAGGCAATCGAAAACGGCATATACGGAGCGGAGGCAGAATTTGCCAAACTTCCCCCAGAAGTACAACAGGCCGTTGGCGATCCCGGACAGTTGCGGGCGTGGGCGATGACAGACCTCGACTCGTTGCAGACGGTGGCACAATCCAATTTTCAGAGGACATACAGGGCGGTTGTTAAGCGGGCAGAGGATGACAGGCTTTTGCTGACCGCACCGGAGCAATTAAAGATAGGAGGATAAAAAATGACACAAGGTAAACCTTTCGAGGTAAGCAAGGATGTTTTTGACCGGGCGAAAGCGCAATGCAAGGACAAGGACAGAAAGTCATATTACATGGCAACCGCAGACAAAGAGAGATTGTTCTCGGAGTCGATCAGGTGGGGATATGGCCTGTATAGTTGCATGGTGCATGAGGAAGATGGAAAGTACATTTGCACCTATGAAACGGGCGATAGTTGCGATTGAGGAGGAGACATGAAAAAGTTATCAATCATCATCTCGTACTATAACGGCGGGGAGTATACAAAAGCCTTGCTCGATTGCCTCGCCCAACAGGTGACGAAAGATGTTGAGGTCATTCTTGTGGATGACGGGTCAAAAGAGCCTTTCAAGACCACGGAGAAGTGGTTAAAGGTCATCAGAAAGGAAAACGGGGGCGTTAGTTCGGCACGAAACGCCGGGATAGACAAGGCAACAGGTGAATATATCACTTTTGTTGACCATGATGACCTCTTACCGCCTTACTACATCCAAAAAATCATGGAGAAGATTGACGAGGGCTTTGACTACCTCTATATGTCATGGAAAACCGCAGAGGGTAGCGGGTGGCGGTATGAGGTAAAACTAAACTCCGTCAATGATAAGTTTCCCACGTTCAACCTTTGCGTTTGGAACAGGGTATACAAGCGGGATTTGATCGGTGATGTGCGTTTTAATGAGAAAAAGATAATTGCCGAGGATGCAGAGTCCATACGCAAGGTGCATGAGCGAGGTAAAAAGGCGTTTATATCCGACTTTATGTATTACTACCGCACGGATAAGCCTGACACCCTCACAAAGCTATTCAACGAGGGCAAGACGGGGATGCGCCGGGTGGTTTATCACTTTGAACACGTTACACAGGATATGACCTACCTGATTGAAGAATTTAAGAAAGCCGATGAGGATGCCGAGGTCATGCTCATGACCAAACAAAATGACATCCCAGAACTTGAAGATTACGCCATGGTGATAAAACCCAGAGAAATGAAAGGAACGGAACTACGGGGAGAGCCTACGCCCCTGTTTTCCAAATTACCCACCCCTATCAAAACGCAAGTGGTCATCTGGACGGAGCATACATACAAAATCGGCGGTATCGAAACGTTCATCTATAACTTTTGCGCTCAAATGTCTCCGTACTATGATATTTTGGTACTTTACAACATCATCGACCCGGAGCAACTCGCCCGCCTACGGAAAATAGTGGAGTGCAAACGCTACACAGGGCAGATTATCACTTGCGACAGTATCATTGTGAACCGCATCACAGACAAAGTGCCTGAAACGGTCAAATACAAGCAGAAAATACAGATGGTACACGCTTGTCAGATGGATGAAAGATGGAAAGTTCCTGATGCTGATGTGATCGTGCCTGTATCTGATGCCGTGGTAAAGAGTTACGGCATGAAAGACGGTTACAAGGTCATTCACAACATGACCATTCCAAGAGAGAGCCGAGAGCCGTTGTTTTTGGTTTCTGCCACCCGTATCAGCACAAAGGAAAAGGGCGAAAAGCGCATGATTGACTTTGCAAAGGCTCTGAAAGGGTACGGCGTGCCGTTTATATGGCTTATCTTTACTGACAGGGTAATGACCGGGGCGGTAGATGGCATGGTCTTTATGGATATGACGATGAACGTTGCCCCTTTCCTTGCAAAAGCTGATTATCTTGTGCAGTTATCCGATAGTGAGGCATTTTGTTATTCCATGGTAGAGGCTTTGGAACTTGGAACGCCCGTTATCACAACGCCTGTCGATGTTCTGGATGAAATCGGGATCGAGGACGGCGTAAACGGCTACATCGTACCATTTGATATGAACATCAGCAAAAAGACGATGCAGAACATCACCGAACGCATCCCGGACGGTTTCGGCTATGACAACGGCAACCCCGCTATTGTGAAAAAGTGGCGGGCGGTACTCGGAAACACAAAGCCCACGAGAGCATATAGGCCGAGCGATGAAATAACGGTGAAAATCACACGGAAATACCGAGACATGGAACTTGACCGCCTGATGATGCCCGGTGAGATATTCCAGATGACAAGAGAAAGGGCATACAAGGTTATTGAGAACGGTTTTGCGGAGGAGTTATGACCTACGTTGTTTATATGAATGGAAACAAGATATGCCCTAAATGTACCGGGGTGATGGTAAGGTACGGCGGCGAAATGGCTTTCCGTTGTCTCGATTGCGGGGCACATTATCAAATTTTGGGGTTGGAGAGCGAAAAAGAGTTTGCATTGGAGGAAATCAAACATGGGGAAATACAGAATACCAACGGACTTACCTAAAGAGGACTATCTCACGGCGGTACACTACGCCTTGCGTTATCCTCTTTGGAAAGCAGAGATTGAAACATCAGCAGACACGGCACGGGCTATCAGATACGATACGGACAAGGTGCAGACCTCTAACGATTTTGACCCGGTACAATCCACGGCGATCAGGCGGGAGGAAATCGGAAGAAAGATAAAACTCGTTGATGATGTGATAGCCCAGACGGCAAGCGGCCTCGATGCGTTCTTACGCTTTGGCGTATGTTACGGCCTCACGTTCTGGCAATTACAGGGCAAGGGCATCCCGTGTAGCAAAAACACCTATTACACCATAAGAAAGCGATTTTACTACGAGCTTTCACAGAGAATTTGAACAACTCCCCCGGCATGGGGGAGCTTTTTTGTGCAAAATATACACATGAAGTCATGTATTTTTGTGAGGTTTTTACATGAAATCATGCTTGCAATATACATGAAGTCATGCTATTATAATATCAACGAAAGGGAACACGAAAGGAGACAACAACATGACATACACAAACAAAGAACAGGCTCTTAAAGAATACAAAGAGGCAAAAGCACAGGTAAAAGAAAACTACAACCCCGAAACTTGGAAAGCCTACTGCATAGCAAAGGCAAACTGCATGAGACTCGGTATCAGGATTTAATCACAAAGGAGGATAAACACATGAGAACATTTGAAGTCGGCAAGGAATACACACACGGTTGGATCGGTGATAGCTCACTTTTCACCACTTGGAAAGTTCTTAAAAGAACCGCCCAGACAATCACCATCACAGACGGACGGGAAACCAAGACTTGCAAGATTATCAAGCAAGTTTCCGAGTATAGAAACGCCGAAAGCGTTTACCCGGAGGGCAAATACTCAATGTGCCCCATCTTATCAGCATAACCCACTAGGCCGAGGGCGGCGGCTAAACCGCCCGGAAAGGTAAATATGAGGACAGAATACACGATCCGAATAACCGACAGTAAAGGCAAAATAAGCACAAGCGTATATCCCAAAAAGTACGCAGACGAAAAGGCAAGAGACTACAAAGAACGCCTGACGGATTGCAAGGTTGAGTATTTCAAGGTGACCTACAACGGAATGAGCTTATACAAAGCAGAGCAAATCTTTTAGGTGATACACCGCCCCGGAGGTTACGAGGGCAGAAAGGAAAACCATGGAAGAAAAAACGAAACTAGAGGCACGGTATTGGTTAAGTGATCGCAAGTACATAGCGGCGTTGTCTGATTGCCTTGCCGTGGTCACGGTAGACGAAAAAGGGGAAATCATCAGGGTTGCAACATTCGGAGAGAGGAGAAAAGAAGATGCCGTTAAGTGATGCAAAGCGAAACAGTAATAGCAAGTATCTTGCAAAGTTTATCAACGTAACATTCCGGGTGACCCCGGAGGAAAAGCGGATCATTGAGGAAAAGGCAAAGGCAGAGGGCAAGAGCGTAAACCAATACCTCAAAGACAAAGCTCTTTCCTGATTGACAAAAGATTGGTACTCACGGTACATGAAACAGGTTTATAATGATAGCGTGGAAATGGTAGGACATCCACATGTTCTATTGTGACCCCCTAACGAAAGCCCCCGGATGCTCGGCGCATCATGGGGGTTTTTGAGTGGACGGGAGGGGTAAGAAAAAATGACCGGGAGATATTCAAGAAAACCGACTAGACCCGATGGGGAACGGTTGAGCGGTATGCGTGGGCAATACCTGACCAACAGAAAAATAATTCTTGCAACGCAAAGCATCTGCGCTATATGCGGAAAGCCCGTTGACAAGAGCTTGAAATATCCGCACCCCATGAGCCCTACTGTCGATCATATTATCCCCGTGGCAAAGAATGGAGACCCCGCCTCCCTCGACAACCTACAACTTGCTCACAGATATTGCAACAGACAAAAGAGCGATAAGCTACCCGGTGACGGAAAGGCCAAGCCCCACCCCCAGAGAGATATCAATAGAGATTTACCTTTGGCGATGGATTGGAGCAAGGCATAGGGGGGAGAGTACCCCTAACCGTTGCGAGTGAGG